TTGGTGATATGATTAATGAAGAAGGTGAATCTAATTATACACGACATAAAAAGGTTATGGAATCACTAACACGTGAGTTTCAAAAAGATATAAATAAATTAGTAGATATGGATATAGAGTTTGATAAACTTTTTGTAGTTGAACAAACCCATCCTATCATAATCAAATTACTGATGAGAGAAGAGATACATTTAGAAACTGTAATTATTCTCGATTCAATAATAGGGTTTATGGAACGTGAATCTAAAAAGATAACTGAGACAATTATTTGGCCAGATATCTCGAGGAAGATCAGGAAATATAGCCCGTTCGTTAAATTCGATCATGTTAAATGTTTAAACATTGTCAAGAAAGGGTTTACAAATACCGCATAATGTGGTATAATATACAGTATTATATTATGAGTAAAGTGGATAATTCAGACAATACGAGATACGGAGGAAAATATAAATGTCATTTCAAAATCTGAAGAGCTCGCGAGGCTCGTCTATCGACAAACTCGTTAAAGCTGCGGAAGCAGTATCAACCCCAAAAACGGAAACAACTTCTTATGAAGATAACCGTATTTGGAAACCAACCAGAGACAAAGCAGGAAACGGTTACGCGGTAATCAGATTCTTACCTGCCAAAGAAGGTGAAGATCTTCCTTGGGTAAGATACTGGGACCACGGATTCAAAGGTCCTAATGGTCAATGGTACATTGAAAACTCATTAACATCTATTGGACAACCCGATCCAGTTTCAGAATCAAATACGATTCTTTGGAATTCAGGTCGTGATGAAGATAAAGCGTTAGCGAGAGAAAGGAAAAGAAGACTACATTATGTTAGTAATGTTTTAGTTATATCTGATCCTGAAAACCCACAAAACGAAGGTAAAGTATTCTTATACAAATTTGGTAAAAGAATCTTTGATAAAATCATGGATGCTATGCAACCAAACTTTGCTGATGAACAACCAGTAAATCCGTTTGATTTTTGGGAAGGCGCTGACTTTAAAATCAAAATTAGAAAAGTTGATGGTTGGGTTAACTATGATAAATCAGAGTTCTCACCAGTATCACAATTACATGGTGGTGATGAAGCAGCATTAGAAGAAACTTATAGTAAATTATATTCTTTATCAGAATTTAATGATCCTAAGTTTTATAAATCTTACGCTGAATTAAAAGCTAAATTAAATAAAGTACTTGGTATTAGTGCAGGTGCTGAAGCAGTAGAATCTATTATGGATTCAGCTCCAGCAGAAGCAGCTCCAGTTATGAGTACTGCAGATGCAGAATCCTTTGGTTCTACTGAAACAGAAGACGAAGATACTTTAAGTTATTTTAACAAATTAGCTTCAGCTGATTAATAACAAGAAACGAAAAAGGGGAGCTTTTTGCTCCCCTTTTTTTTGCGTTAACTTAAGCAGCAACTTTGCCAGTAATACCACGGTAAGTGACTACGTCACTTTTTTTCTTCGCGGATTTCTTAGCCTTGCTTTTTAGAGTTTTTGCGTCGTATTTAATACCTCTGTAGCAATACATAATACCCTCCAGTTTTCTTATCGATTTCGTACATACGGAACAAGCCGTACACCCTTCTCAAAGCGTTCCTTCGGTCGATTGTCGGTCTCGTTCAGCACTGGAATATATTGACCCAAAAGTGCTTACTAGCTTGCCTTTCTTTCGTTGCGAGAGAAAGAGGTTTTCCTATCTTCCTACTTCCGTCTTAGTGGTCAATACACTAAGATGAACGTACGTATATTGTGAATATACAGTATTATTTATACGTATTAATTATCTAGCTGTGACAGAAGATAATATATTAGATGCTCTTGTAAGTGGAGCTTGGATTGTTGTAACTGATGTTGAACTTGTAGTTTGATTACCTTGTCTAGTTACATTCGTGACTATCGCATTAGCTGCTTTTGGAACTGATTTTTCTATTTCATTATCAGCTGACATAGCTGCTATTTCATCAGCATTTATTGTAGGTCCTGGTTGTGCAGTACCTTCTAAATCCGGAGTTAGCTCTGCACCAGGTATAACTGAATCTTCTGCTTGTTGTTCTTTTAATTTTTCTTCTTCTGCAGCAACTTCTTTAGCTTTTAGTTCTGCTTTCTTTTTCTCAGCATTATCTGTAGCCATTTTTGGAATGGTTGGTAAATCTATTTCAAATCCAAATATACCAGCTATACCTTCTACCATTCCTAGAATAAAGTTAACTATACTTCCAACTGCGTTTACAACGTGTGCAAATGCGTCTTTTAAGTAAGAGACTCCCATCATAAGCATATCAAAGATAGATGTAAATCCCATTGCTTTTCTAAATGCTTCTAATCCAAGATAGATTCCTCCCAATATAGCTGCAATAATTGCAATTGGTGTTAAGATTGGGGAAAGAGCTGCTAATATTGGCGTCATTGCACTTATCATACCAGTAAACATACTAATCATTCCAGGTATAAATGAACCTAGCATGAAGACTCTAAATACTTTAACTGCTTTAACTACTCTTGAAACAATAGAGATAATTTTTGGTAATAAGGCTAAAAACACACCTGTCAATAACATCCAAGAATCTCCTAAACCCCTAAATGCCATTTCAAAATCACCAGTTATTATTCCTTCTATGAATTCTACGACTCCACTAACTTGGTCAATAATACTTTCTACTATTTCTTGGAATGTTTTAGGATCGATAAAGAGTAAAGCCAAACCAGCTAAACCAGCTAATACTCCCGCGGTCGCGAGGGCACCCGAGATAGCATCACCAACACCATCAGCTGTTTTTTCTGTAGCATCTGCAATTTGATATAATCTATCGTTAGCTAGTTGATTCATCTTTCTAGCTTCTCTTTGATTCTCTTCTGACTCTGCGCTTTCTTTTATCTGCTCTAATTGCTTCATTGCAAGATCTTGCGCTTGTGTATTTCCAGCTTCTATTGCGTCTTTTAAATCTGCTGAAGCTTTGTCGTAAGAATCTTTTAATTCTTGTGCTCTTGCATCTGCTTCCGGATCATTAAAAAATTCCCCGCTATAAAATCCATTATTTAGGTCCTTAATTTGTTTTCTTAATTCTAATTGTGCGGTACTATCTGCTGTTAAAAGTTTAGTAGTTCTTTTATTTTCTTCTACAAGATCTTCTAGACTACGAACAACTGAATCATTTTCGATAGATTCTTTTTGTGCTTCTAGATTTTTATCAGCAGCTTCTTCTAATGTTTTTAGTTTTTCTAAAGACTCTTCTATTACTGCTGCATTTCCAGGGTTAGTCTTAAGACTATTTTGAATGGCTTTTAGAGCTTGGTTTTGTTCTTGAAAACTTTTATCGTCGGCAGATAGACCTTGTTCAGCAAGTTTATTAGCAACTTCATTTAGTTGACTTTGTACTTTAGCCTCATTTGCAGCTGCATCACCAGATGCTTGTATTCCTTTTAATGCTTCTTCTGAAGCCTTATTCTCATTAGGCGGTCTTCCTTTTGGATTTTTAATTTCCTTTCGACCTTTTTCGTCTTCTGCCATTTAAGTTTCCTTATTTATTTTCCGCTAAATGCTTTCCCTGCTTCTGCAATACCAAAACAACCTAATGTGACTACCACAAAAGATGTGTAAATTGTATCTGATATTGTAAAGTCCATTCCAGCATAACTAGTTATTAAATCTACTATACCAAATGCAACCATCATAGAAAAAGATGCAAATCCTACTATTGCTTTTTCATTTACATCATTATCATCTAGAAATATATCTAATACTCTTCTTTTCTTTCTAGGACCAATTGCTTTTTTCTGTGCTTCAGCATCAGCTTTCATTCTAGCAATTTCTTTTTCTTTGTCGTGTAGATTATTAATTAGAGTATCATATTTCTCTAAATCAATTTCTACTTCGTTTCTACTATCTACTTCGCTCATCTTTTCATTTTCCTTTTTTGTTCTTCAAGCCTTTCGTTTTCTTTTTTAATATGTTCCTGCAAGAGAGCTACATATATCTCCCTCTCCCATGGCAACATATATTCAAGTTCTGTTAAACTATAATTATGATGTTGCATCATTGCAAAATTTAGCTTATAATGGTTTACAAGACTATCATGAGAGAGGCCTAGGTAAAAAAACTTTGGAGTCCTCTTAACTCTACCTCTTGCTCTTCTTTGCACTCTGTACACTTATACTTTATAGTATGTTGAACTGTTGGCATTTTTTGAAAGTATTCCGAAACTTTTTTAAACTGCTGAGAACTTAAGCTCTCAAAAAATGAATAAACAGTTTCTCTTTTTTCGTTCTTACAATCATATACCTCTTCATCATCATATATGCTTTCAGTGCAATCAACAATCATATCAAATACTTCCTTAACACCTTGTTCTTCTGCGCCGCTATATTTTTCGGCGATTGTCAATGATGGAAAGTTAAATGTAATACCAATTTTATCATCTAATTGTATGTTATTAGATTCTGGTAAATCTGAAACCTCAATTGCATCTAAATCTACTTGCACTGGGGTGACAGCATTACATTCCTTATCACATTGACATTTCATTTGTAAATCAACTACTTCACCAACACTTTTGGATCTTAGCTGTAAAAACAAATATTCAAAATCAAACATTGTTAATTTTTCAATATTAATATCATTTACGCAATCTTTAATTACGCTTTTTAAAGCTCTAAATGCTTGCTTCATATCTTTCGATTCTTGTGCAATCATTAAGACTTTTTCTTCTTTCACTGTATAAGGTCGAAACTCAACCTCTTTACCAGTAGACGGAATCTTAGTTAAATAAGTAGCCGTCTTTAATTGTGGCAGTGCCATAATATTATCCTCTCATTAAGTTAAAAAATCTACCGCGGATCTTAATGCAGAAGCTGTAGAACTGATTGGACCTTCTGGTTTGTATTTGTCATAAGCCCAAGTTACAGTAACTTCTTGCATTTGGTTATCTGCAGTATTATCTAATTCAACTGCTGCTAAATTTGTTGGAAAACATTTTTCCATTTTAACACCATAAACCGGAATATTCTTCTGGTTTAATTGCTGAATTACCACATCAACCGAGTAATCTTTTTTAAATCCTACTCGATAAGATTCTGTATCAAATATGCCTGACATCCAAGTCTCAAACATATTCTTAATATAATAATCGTTAGTTAATCTAAACGTCATACTAACTTCTTCATCTATAAACGTTTGTGGATATTTATTCTGTTGTGCGTGCATATCTGCATCAAATGTAGATATTGTTCTACCCGGGAGAGTAGCTTTCGAACAAAGAATAGATATATCTCTTGGATCGTTTATTAAATTCGCTATACTAAATCCACCAGAAATAATTGATCCAACAATATTCTCTGGATTTAAATTAAGTAAAGAAACTGCAGGTGGAGCAAAAATTACTTGAAACCTATTTGATGGTGCTAAACCACCTTTTTTACTTATAGTTGATTTTATAGCTTCTATACTCATTAAGTTCTCCTAGCAATTTTAGCTGACTCTGCCCAAACTGCCACTTTACCTTTTTTCTTAAATTGTTCTGTCGGTAAGAAAATAGCTATTTCCCAATCTGACATTGGTACTCTCGATATACGAGAAGCTATATGTTGAGTTAAATAATGTTTAAAACAAGGTTTAAACTCTTTAAATTTTCTTACACCTTTTAATAATTTGTATCTTGCTCTTATTCTACTTTTATCTGTTATCTTAGCTGGTGCTGTTGCCATAAGCTCATCTAAAAAAAGAGCTCTTGGTTTATAATTTAAATAATGTAAATTTAATCCATAGAATCCACCCTTTGCTGGTTCTAACATTATAGTTAAAGGAAACCTATCATAATATGGTAAGACTTCTTTAAACTTTGGATCGTAGAAATACATATACATATTTCCAGCAAGAGTTCTACTAACTTTATCTAGTGCATCATCTTTTAAAAGACTTTCTCTATTAACAGTACCAAGTTCTCTAACCTGCTTTTGGAACCACTTTTTACTTTGAGCTGTACGTGTTGTAATTCCTGCACGAAATGCTTGAGATGATAATGTATCGAATAAACTTGCCATATATCTATTTATGCTAACTCTTTAGTAGTTTGATACCTAAATTCTTTAAAGTTTCTTCTGTCCAAACCTGGAATTTCCAGCCCTTAGCATCAGCAAAGTCCGAAGCTGCTGACCATTTATTCGTATTTTTAACATAGGTTAATACCTCATTTATATACTTTTTAGACTTTCTTTTCGGTTTTTTTGGTGGAATTGTTTCTTTTTTAGGTTTAATTTCGATTAAATATGTATCTCCATTCTTCATTTGGATTAATAAATCAACATAATACCTATGTAATTTCTTATCAACTTCATATTTGTATGGGATAACTATCTCTTCACTATTCCATAATTTAATATTTTTATTATTTTCACACCATTTAAATGCTTGTCTTTCCCACAAAGAACGGTATACTACCTTCTTAGCATCTCCAGCATATTTTTCCGGGCATTTTATTGTGTATCTACCTTTGTAACTCATATAAATAAACCTATAAACAATTAATTAGTACTACTATTTATACGGATCAAATATGGCAAATAAGCAAAAAATAATAGCATTCCCTAGGGAATTAAGATCTAAAGCCGACGATAAAATGCCTCATGTATGCTTTTCTCTTACTGGAAAACAAGCAGAAGGAATTACAGAAGAAGTTGACAGAATACATTTATTCACTTCTCTTTTCTCTTCCTTCTTCACC